TTCGGCAATCAATACATTAAACTCAGGAACATCAAGACCAGCTTCTGCTGTCGCAAATTCTCTTTGGTTAGATACAACAACTTCTACTGCACCTACTTTAAAATATTATGATGGTGCTGATGACATATCTTTAGCAACTATTGACCATGTAGGTAACACAGTAAACTGGTTAGATTCAACAGTATCAATTACTGGTCTATCAACAACTGCAACAGGAACAGTTTTAACACTTACAGATTCTTCAATTAATTCTACACAAGACATCAGATTACCAACTGCTAAAGCAATCGCAGATGATTCAGGAAATGAATATATCAAATTCGTAAAGACAGCATCAGCAGTAAATGAAATATCAATTACAAACTCAGCTACTGGAAACTCACCAGATTTATCTGCGACTGGTGGAGATACAAATATAGGATTAAGTCTTACAACAAAAGGTACTGGATTAATTAAACTTAATGATGGTGCATATTTCCCAGAAGCAACACTTACAGATGGTGCTACTGTAACGTGGGACGTATCAACAGCACCAGTTTGTAAATTAACTTTAGGTGGAAACAGAACTATATCTGCACCTACAAATGGTGCTACTGGACAATTTATTTCTATTGCTGTAATTCAAGATGCTACTGGTTCAAGAACTTTAACTTGGAACTCAGCTTATGAATTTACTGGCGATACCGCACCAACACTAACTACAACTGTATCTAAAGCTGATGTATTTGTATTTAGATATAATGGAACAGTATGGCATGAAGTGGGTAGAAATTTAAACTTATCAATAACATAATGTACGCACTAGTAATTAATAATAAAATAGAAAAAGTATTTGCAAACCCAGAACCTTTTACTTTAAACGACAATCAATATCCTGCACAAGTATTTACTCTTTGGACAACTGAAGAAAAACAAGCAATCGGTATTTATGAAATTGAAACAGATTATTCTAAGTTTAAAGATGAATCTTACTACATTAATACTAATGAAATATTTGAATTTAAGAATGGTAAAGCAATTAGAAAATGGGGAACTGCAACTCCTAAAAAATTAGAAGATGTTAATGCTACTGATGAAGATGGCGAACCAGTAATTCAAGATGGTAAGCAAGTAGTTATCAAAGGTTTAAAATCTCAAAAGATTTCTATATCTAAACAACAAACTGCTGGACTACTACAATCAACTGATTGGTATGTAACTAGAAAATCTGATACTGGAACTGCAATACCACAAGAGATACAAAATTTTAGAACTGAAGTAAGAATAGTAAGCAATCAACAAGAAACACAAATAAATGCTTGTACTACTGTGGAACAACTGAAGGCATTGTATGAATATACAAATACAGGCACAGAACAATCTCCAATCTACACTAGACCATTAGCAGAATATCCTAAAGAGGTAATCTAAATGCCTTTAATCTTAGGTGCTAATTCTGTAAGTGGATATACAGTTAAAAACTCATTAAGATTTAATCAACCATCTTCTGATAACTTAACTAGAACTCCTGCATCAACTACAAACAGAAGAACATTCACATTAAGTTTTTGGTTAAAAAGAGCAAGTTTAGCATCAGGAAATAAATGTCCATTTGCAATAGGGAATAGTTCAGTAAGCATATCTGATGCAGATTGGTTTATATTAATGCTTCATGGAAGTACAAACACTTTAAGACTTGTGCAATACAACAATGTAATATTTGCAACAAATAGGGTTTTTAGAGATATTAGTGCTTGGTATCATATAGTTGTTGCTGTTGATACTACACAAGCAACAGCAAGTAATAGAGTAAAATTATATATAAATGGAACTCAAGAAACTTCTTATTCAAGTTCTGCTGATCCAGCTTTAAACTATGATTTTAAAGTTAATACTACAACTCAGCACATGATTGGTAGAGAAGATGGTAATGGTAGTGTTTATTTTGATGGTTATTTATCAGAATATAATTTCATTGATGGACAACAACTAACACCATCATCATTCGGTGAAACAGATACATTAACAGGAATATGGATTCCAAAAGCATACACAGGTACTTATGGAACTAATGGCTTCTACCTGCAATTCAAAAACTCAGCATCTCTTGGTACAGATTCTTCAGGAAACGGAAACACATTCACAGTAAACAATTTAACTTCAGTAGATCAAAGCACAGACACACCAACTAATAATTTTGCTACATTAAATCCCTTAGTTAATACAAATGGTGTTACATATACAGAAGGAAATTTAAAAGTTAATTTTGCTGGTAACGCATCTTGGGCTAGAGGTGTTGCTTGTTCAATAGTATTAGATACTGGTAAATGGTATTGGGAAGTAAAACAAACTGCCGTAGGATATAATATAACTGGAGTTACAAGAGAAGATAATTTAACTTTTTATAGTGGACAAAGTGGAACATATTTATACAGCAGAAACATGAACGCATTACAAGATGATGGTTCACTATATACTAATGGTACTTATAGTGCTGGTTCATACACTTGGACAACTGGAGATATACTTATGTTTGCTTTAGACATGACAAACAAAAAAATGTATGTAGGAAAAAACGGAACTTGGTTTAATTCAGGAAATCCAAGTGCAGGAACTGGACAAATTTTTAGTTCATCTGATTTTACTTCTGGTTATGGTTATGTACCTGTTGCGTTGGGTTATGATCTTGGAACAGACCCAATAATGGATTTTAACTTTGGTAACCCACCTTATACTGGTGGTAACAATACTGATGGTGCTGGATATGGTAACTTTTCATACGCAGTACCAAGTGGATATTATAGTTTAAACACAAAAAATTTAGCAACATTCGGATAACAGATGCCATACGCAACAATAGATAAACCTAATTTACATTTTACAGCATATTTAAGAAATGGTGTTTATGCAGTAAGTGGCACAACTAATTTTACTACTGATTTCCAACCTGATTTATCTATAATGAAAGTCAGAAGCACAACTGGTGCTAACGATTGGACTGACGCAGTTAGAGGTGCTAACAAACAAATTAAATCAAATACTACTGGTGCAGAACAATCAGTTTCTGCTGTTACAGCATTTTTATCAAATGGATTTACAATAACAAATGAAAACGACTGGGGATCAGGCGATACTGTGGTTCATTGGTTATTCAAAGCTAATGGTGCTGGTTCATCAAACACAGCAGGTTCTATATCTAGCACAGTATCAGCTAATACAACAAGTGGATTTAGTATTGTAAGTTATACTGGTAATGGTTCAAATTCTACTGTTGGACATGGATTGGGTGTTGCACCAGCATTTATAATATTTAAAAATAGAAGTTCTGGAACTGGTTGGGCTTGTTACAATAAAAATATTGGTGCTTCTAAATATTTAGCACTTAACGAAACTATTGAAGCACAGACAGCAACTGGTGTATCTAATAGTACTGACCCAACATCTTCTGTATTTAGTATAGGTACTGCTGATAGAGTAAATACTAATGGTAACAATTATATCGCCTACTGCTTTGCTGAAGTAAAAGGATTTAGTAAGGCATTTAGCTATACTGGGAATGGTTCAACTGATGGAAGTTTTATTTACTGTGGATTTTTGCCTTCATTTGTTTTGTTAAAAAGAACTGATAGTGCAGGATTTAATTGGGTGATACATGATAATAAAAGAGATATAAATAATCCTGATTCTGCATACTTACATCCAAATACATCTGGAAGTGAAAGCACAGATAGAGATATAGATTTATTAAGTAATGGATTTAAAATGAGAAATTCTAATACTACTTGGAATGCTTCAGGTGGAACATATATTGGAATTGCTTTCGCTGAAAATCCTTTTGTAAGTTCTAAAGGCATACCAACTACTGCAAGATGATCTGGTTTATATTAGGAACAGTTCTTGGATTATATTTGGAATGGAAGTATGAGATTGCCAAATATATTATTGAATCAGTTAAAGAACATTTAAATATAAAGTAATCTTGATTTTTGTTGCAACGCAACATATATATCCTAAAACTAAATAGGAGAAAAAATGTTTACATTTAAACTACCGACATACGAAGAACTAAAACAAAACTACGAAACATACTTAAAAGATGTTCAAAAGTTTTACAAAGACTTCTATTCGGACATACAAAAGACTTTTAATAAATAGACTTTATCTAAACTTAATTGTCTGATAAAAGGACTGCACAATATTTAATGTGCATTTATAGATTAGCTGATGGCAGTTGTTGTCTTTTGAAGTCTTGCAAATGTACTGATAGAGACAATGACAAGAACTACCAACGAAGAACTAATAATATTAAAGGGGCATATCACAGGACTTAAAAACTCAGTTAAAGTTTTATCTTCTTCAGTATCAAAGCTGGAAAGACAAATGACTAATTTGTATTGGGCGATTCTTTGTGGACTTGGTTCTTTGTCGTTAGTTCTAATCACAATATTTTTAGCTAAGTAGCTATTGCCAATTTTAACGAATACAACTAGTAGTTAGTTATGAATAAAAGAATCTTAGTCATATCAGATTTACACATTCCATATCATAGAGAAGATTCATTTGAGTTCCTAAAAGAAATTAAAAAAGAATACAAGCCAGATACAATCGTAAATATAGGTGATGAAATAGATTGCCACGCATTATCATTCCACGATCATAACCCTGATCTTGCTTCTGCTGGACATGAACTTGTAAGAGCAAAAGATTTTATAAAAGAATTAGAATCAATATTTCCTGAAATGACTTTGTTAGACTCAAATCATTCTAGCTTAGTTTATCGTAGAGCAATTAAATCAGGAATCCCTAGAGGTTATCTAAAAGAATACAACGAGTTCTTAAATGTTAAAAAATGGAACTGGGTAGATAATTTAACACTTACCTTACCTAATAAACAAAGATGTTTTTTTACTCATGGAATATCTGCTGATGTTGTAAAAGTTTCTCAAATAAATTCCATGAATTGTGTGCAGGGACATTTTCATTCAAAGTTTTCTCTTAACTATTGGGCGAATAGTGATTCATTATTCTTTGCTATGCAAGTTGGTTGTTTAATTCAACAAACTAATATGGCTTTTCAATATTCTAAAAACTTTAAAACAAAATTTATAATGGGTTGTGGAATGATTGTAGATTCTACTCCAAGACTAATGCCAATGGTACTTAACAAAGAAGGCAAATGGATAGGCAAGTTAGTTTAAAAGAATTACTGTTTTCAGAAACAGCTACAAGACTTGGAATAGATAATACTCCAACAGATCAAATATTAATTAATTTACAAACATTAATCCAAGAAGTTATTAATCCTATTGTAAATCATTTTGGAGATATAAAAATAACTTCAGGTTATAGATCGCCAGAACTTTGTCTTAAAATAGGTTCATCAATTAAAAGTCAGCATTGTCTTGGTATGGCAGTTGATTGCGAAGTTTTAGGAGTGCCTAACAAAGAACTTGCTGACTGGGTAGTTAATAATTTAGAATACGATCAAGTAATTTTAGAGTTCTGGGAAAAAGATAAAATTAACTCAGGGTGGGTTCATATTTCATACAACAAAGAAAATAATCGTAAGATGTATTTAAGAGCATACAAAGCTAATGGAAGAACAGTCTATGAAGTCATTTAAAAAGCAAATCGGTGGAAGCCACTACCTTAAATATAAAATTGCCCCAGTTGAGTTTATCATCAAAAATAATATTGGATTTGTAGAAGGAAATATCATAAAGTATATTTTAAGGTTTAAGGATAAAGGTGGTATTGCTGATCTTGAAAAGGCAAAACATTACATAGAACTGCTAATAGATTCATCTAAAAGTAGCAAATAGTCTAAAAACCGATTTAAACGCATTTTAAGGCATTGTGGCTTTATAATGAGAACTAGCTTAAAAACTTCTAT